CCCTGAGCGCGGAAACTGCTGCATCAGGGTCTGCGTTTATCGTCAATGCTAGGCTGAACGCCACCTCGATCTACAGCACCCTCCCGCAAATTGCGATCGGCAGCACCGAAGGCAGCAGCGGCACGCTGTCAATCACGACTGCAGCGGCGGGTGATATTCTGCGGTTTGACATCACGCAGGCTGGTGGTGGCTGCAGGTTGGCCCAGCTGTATCTCACAGTGCGGAGGACCGGCTAGATGGCTCCAAATTTCATTTTGCTCAACACCACCACCGGCAAACTGGTGGCGTACCCACGGCTCGACGATCAACCCGTAGAGGGCCTCGACGCTCACTATGAGGTGCTGGCCATTGTGCGGACCCCCCAGCCGGAGCACGACCCCACAACCCATAGCATTCGGGAGATCCAAACGATTGACCGCGCTGCAGGGCAATGGATCTGGAGCTGGTTAGTTGAACCATTACCGACTCCGCCGCCAGTGCCGAATTGGCGAACATTCAAGCGCACCCTGTTGGCCCACCCTGCGATCAACCAGATGCTGGCCGGCAGTCTTAGCACCGCCCCAGCAGCGGGCCTGTCGTTGCCATCAGCCCTGCTGCTGGTGGCCGCTGCAGGGGCAGGCGACCCGGACGATTTTCGTGGGGCCTGGATCGCCATGCGGCGGCAGGGGTTGGTCAGCTCTGAACTGTTGCAGGAGGTTCGAGGACTGGCGCTGGCCTTGCACTTGCCTGATTCATTCGTGGCGGCCCTGGGTGGCGCTGCCCGCCCGCTGGCGATGGCGGTAGGGCAGGAGTGGGTAGATGCCTCCGGCGACTTGTGGGTTGTGGTGCAGGCCCGTGATGCTGACGGTCAGTTTTTGCCCGACGACCCCAGCACCATTGAGCGCGAGTCACTGGCCTGGGAGCGGCAGGAATGAGCATAATTTGGCTCAATTCAAGGCGGTTTACTCCCCCTGCTGGCGAAGAGTTTTGGACCCCCGCCGAGTGGGGCACGTCCATAGTCTGGTATGACCCCCGCGACTCGTCCAGAACAAGCAACCTGATCACGGGAGTACAGGACAAAAGCGGAGGCGGCCGTCACCTGACCGCTACGGTTGGTCAGCGACCGGCTTATATCGCAGACTGGCTTAATGGTCAGCCTGCAATGAACTATGGAGCTGCACTCAATAACAATAGGCTTTCGTGGACGGGTACAGCATTTGACCCGGTGCGAACTTTTGGCGTGGCTCATTATGAGGGACCGGACCCAATTGTGGGATTTACTGGACTGCTGTCATACCCGTTCGCCACCAATGCTAGTTTGCTTCTTGCAGAGGCTCCAAACCAATGGTTTGGGCTCCGTCCGGTTTTTCTGAATGGCGTTGAAACGTCCTCTAACATTGCGATGCCCACGATTGCAGCGCCGTTCCTGTGGGCGGATGATATAGCGCCATCTGCCGGTAGAAACACCATCTGGGTAGGGGCTGATAGATTCGAATTTAACCGTGGCTGGCGTGGAAAAATAGGGCAAGTAATTATCACGTTGTTTCTGCCGACGCTGCGAGAACGCAGGATCGTCACGGGTTACCTGGCCTGGGAGTATGGATTGGAATGGCTGCTTCCTGCTGATCATCCGTTCCGCAACCGCCGGCCCCTGCTCTCTGACTAAACGCCACCCAGCAACAGCCATGGCTTACAGTTTCTAAGTTAATTGTTTTGGCTAGATTGAAACAACAGCCGCAACCCAAGGTAATCACAGCTGGATTGGTTGGATCAATTGGCGCCATAGCGGTGTTGCTTGCGTTGCTATTTTTAGGGCATAAATATAAAGATGATTGTCTTGCTGTTGGCAAAGATTTTGAGCAATGCTGGGAAAAGGGACTGACAATAGCTGGAATGAATGCTGGAGGGCCGCTTAGTGCAGCAGTAATTTTTGGCTACATCGTCGGCCAGTTTGGCAAAGAAAAAGAAAAAGCTGAAAAATATCAAGAGGGTTACTGGAAGTACAACCCAGAGCTTCGCCGTGATGGTGATAGCGAGCCGTCAGAATCGCCTAGGTCACCACGCAACAGTAACGATGGGCTATAATTGCATTGCATCCACAATAGCATTGAGCAATGGCGGAATCTGAGCAAATCACTCACACGGCTTTGGCTATTCAAATAGCTAGAGTTGAAGGCTCCGTTAGCACGATTGTCACGCTGTTAGGTGAGCGCAGCAAAAGCCAAGATAAATTGGTGACTGCGCACGAAACGCTATCCAAAGAAGTTGGAAAGATAAAAGAAAGAATGGCTCAAATTTGCATTGTAGGGTTTATTCTTTCGCTTGCAATGCCAGGTATCTGGGATAAATTCCTTGATCGTAGTCATCTACAAAAAAACTCCGGCGCTATCATGCCCCCAGCACTAGTGAGGGGGAGGGGATGAACGCCAGAGATTCCATTACCGCAGCCATCGCCCTTTGCTTGTTTTCGTCTCCTGCGATCGGCATCGGCGGGGCCTTCCACATCTGCCAGCGGCGTTCCGCCGATTGCCTGAACGGGTGGACAGCTGCTGGATTTGGAGCCCTGGCTGCGGCCGGCCTGGGTGCTGCCATCCTGGCGAAGCTGGACGATCCTCCCGTCGCAACGGGACTCACCGAGCCCCAGCAGGACCGCACCCCCAACCCATGACGCTCTCGATCTCCTGCCGGATCATGGATGCCCTGGCCGATTTGTTGCGGGGCGCGGCCCCCGAGGGAGAAACTGACATCCCCTGGCTGGTCGGCAACCCAACCAACCGCCGACCGCAGTTGTTTCTGGATGCCTCCCGCGTGGCAGGGCCTGGCGATGGGGTGGTGATCGGGTTGGATTTAGAGGGGGAGGGCCTCGACCAGCCCAGCGATACCTGCCGGGTGGTCTCATCGCTGCCCGTGGTTGTCACCATCTCCATGCCCCGGCAACCAGGAGACCCTTCCAACTGGCAGCTGCTCGACCCATTTTACGTGGCAGTCCATGGCAGGGTCATGGGCGGCACTCGAAAGCTCGGCGGGTTGTGCCGAGGGATTCAGTCAAAGGGCCGATCGCACGAACCAAACCTCCAGGCCGCTTTGATGAGATGCGTTTATGATGTCACCTATGCCACTGATCAAACTGACGTGAAGATCAACCGGTTATGAGCCCGAAGCCACCAGCCCCGCCAGCCCAACCCCCGGCGCCACCCGAGCCGCCATCCTGCGGCGGCGAATGGTACCGAGAGCCCCACGAGATCAAATGGCGAGAAATGCCATTGAACACACCCCCAGCGCCCACTCTGCCCTCGACTGATGGACAATCTATTCACGATCAAGCCTGAGGGCGTCAGCGGGACCCTCGAAACTCTGGCCGGTTCGGATGTCGTGCGTTGCTACGACTTCCTGCCTACCATCCAAGAATTCTCGGCGGTTGAGCGCGAAACCCTGGGCGTTCGGCCAGGGACCCCTCAGCCGTCAGCAATGACCATGAGAATGATGCGGTTTGCGGTGCCCATGGAATGGGCCGGCAGCGGCACCCCTGGCACAGCGTCGGGCAATGACAAGATCGCCCTGGCTGCTGGGATGGGCAAGGCGGTGGTCGGCGCCACCAGCATCACCCGCACTCCAGCGTGGCCCGCACCTGCTACCACCTACTCGGTTGGGTTCCATTGCGAAGGCGTGCGCTACGCGGCGGCCGGGGCCCGCTGCAACAAGTTGACCATCGAGGCCGAGGCCAATGGTCCACTCCGGGCAACTGCTGAATTCATGGCGCTCTATAGGGACTCGGTGACGGCTGCCAACCCGGCATCCGTCACCTACCCCCCGCAGGTGGACGCAAACATCTTTGACGGTGCCGCCGCAACTCCAGGCGGCGCCACCCTGGGGCCTGTTGGAGGCACGGCGGTGCCGCTGTGTTTCACTAGTTTTTCTTGGGTAAAAGAAAACACGATGGAACTAATCGACGACTTTGGTTGTGTTCCATACATTAACTTTACCAAATACGCGATTAACGGATCTTGTAGGGTTGCAAGGCCTGCAATTTCTACGCTGGATATTCCGGCACTGCGGAAGAATTCTACGTTGTGCGCGCTGACCCTGCCGATTGGCACCACTGCTGGCAATATAATTACATTCAACCAGCCCAGAATACAACTAACTAGCGTAGAGTTGGTTGATGTTAAGGGGCTTCCTTATTATGATATTCAATGGGTGGCCCGGTTTGGTGATCTTGCCAACCAAGAAGGATCTATTGTTGAGACTTGACTAACCAAGCTGCTAACCCTAACCCCTGATTTTTTTCTCATGGCTTTTGATTTTCTTAAAGTAGGCGACACATTCAAAGCGGAAGTAAAGCATAACGTTACCTTGGAAGATGGAACCCGACAAGACATAACTTTTACCGCGATTTTCGAGAGAATGGAGCAGACGGAGATTCAAGAGCTAAACGAAGCAATCAGGCATTATCGAGCTGTACTGCTGGCAATTGAAGACGGCAGGGAGCCCCCCAACGCGGCTAAGGGCGTGCAATCAGTTGACTATGTTTATATTGCTAATCGCGTGTTACAGGGGTGGGGTGATGACATGCTTTATGACGAGGAACCGTGGAAGTTTGACGAAGATTCAAAAAGACAAGTGATTCAATTCCCAGGGATGGCCCAGGCGATTGCTGATGCCTGGACAGAATCCACCGCACCTGAAACCGGAAAAAAGTCAACCTTAGGGAAATCGCGAGGGAATGGCATCGGCAAATGACCCAGGCGCCGGCCAAAACATGGGAGCAGGAGGACGCCGGGCAGCGCCGGGCAGCCGAAGTTATGGGCATCGTCTACGTGCCCCAGTCCCGCAAGGATCGCCCTAGGCCTGCTGAGCCGATCTGCCGGATATGGCCCGAGAACATGGACGCCTTCTTGCTCTGGTGCAAGGTGGCCCCCACTCAATGGCACTGGGCCACGGGGTACGCCCCGGACGGGCGCCCGCAACTGATGCGGACAGGCCTTATCCACCAAGCAGCAATGCAGCGGGCCCTTTTGACCTGGTGCCGTCGGCGCGTTGACGCGATCATGGATGACCTTGCAGTGATCGAGCACGAGTTTCTACGACTGGAGAGGGGCTTCTGATGGCCGTCAACTTTGCCGCAATCCTCAAGATCGCCGCCCAGGTGGTTGGCACCGAACAAGTCGCCAAGCTCGGCTCAACCTTCAAGCAGGTAGAAGGTGCCACGCAGTCGCTCACCAGCAAACTAGGCCCGTTGAGCGGTGCCCTGGGGGCCCTGGCCCCGATTGCAACGATTGGCGGGTTGGGGGCCCTGGTGGGCAGGACGATTGAACTAGGCGATTCGATGAACGACATGAGCCAGCGCACCGGCGTCAGCGTTGAATCACTGGCCAGGTTCAGGAAGGCAGCGGCGACATCAGGAACTGACATCGATGCCGTCGCCAAGTCGCTGGTCAAGCTCAGCAAGGGCCTCTACGAAACCTCGCAAACCGGCAAGGGTCCGGCATCTGAAGCACTGCAGACCCTGGGTATTAGCGCAACAGATGCAGCCGGTAAGCTAAAAACAGCCGATCAAGTTACGCTAGAGATTGCCAATAAATTTAAGACCATGCCAGACGGTATAGAAAAAACAGCTTTAGCAATGCAGCTGTTTGGCAAATCAGGCGCCGAAATGATCCCGATGCTAAATGAAGGTGGCAAAGCTATTGAATCTTTGAGCGTAAAGATGACAGCAGCATTTGCCAAAAAGGCGGATGAGTATAACGACAAACTGGCGATGCTTGGCGGCAAGGTCGGCGGTCTTGCCGCTGGGCTGACCGTGGCCTTACTGCCGGCGCTAGATGCAACAGCTACGGCGCTGACTGCGGTGATTGATGCCTTCACAATGCTGCCAGGCCCGATACAGGCAGTGGTCGGCGGTGTGGCGCTGTTGGCCGTGGGCTTTACCCTGCTGGCTCCCATCATCACCAGCGTAGTAACGGTGCTGGGTGCCTTTGCCGGCCTGGGCATTGGCGCCACTCTGGCGGGCATAGCCGGCGCAATCGTGCCAGTGGCCACCGGCCTGGCCGCCCTGGTCGCCGGCGTTGTGACCGCCCCGGTGCTGATCGGCGCGGCAGTCGTGGCCACGGCGGTGGTGATTTTCAATTTCCGCGACCAGATCGCCGATGCGTTCCGTGGCCTCTGGGATCTGATCGCCAACCCCACCACCGGGTTTGTCGCAATGATCGGCGGTGGCTGGAACCTGATGATGGACGGCATCAGCAGCTATGTCAGTAACATTCTGCCCAATATCAGTGACAACTTTGCAGCATTCTTCGACACCATCATTGGCCCAGAGAATGGCCTGATTGCACGCCTGGGGCAAACCTGGAATGCTGGCATGGATGGCATTAGGGACTACGCGATTGGCCTGGTGGAGCCCATCACCGATGCCTGGGAATCAATCGTTGGCACGGTGCGCGGGGTGCTGAATTCGGCCCTTAGCGTCGCAGCGCGGGGGATCAATGCCTTCATCGAGCGGGTGAACCACCTCATTCAATCGGTCAACTCAATCAGCGGCCGGGTGGGCCTGCCGCAGCTAGGGGCTATCCAGCCTGTTGAAGTGCCATCATTCGCTGGCGGCGGCTACACCGGCAACGGCCCACGGTCTGGCGGGCTTGACGGGCAGGGCGGATTCATGGCGATGGTCCATCCTCAGGAGCAGGTCATCGATCTACAGCGGTCACCCTCCCGCACTAGCGCAGGCGCCGCCACTGCCGGGGGCTCCAGAGGCGGCAGCTTTACCGCTGAGTTCAAGCTCAACCACACCGGCCCGGTCTACCGACTCCCAGACGGATCCAACGCCATAACCATGGCCGACGCCGAAGCAATTACCGCCAG